ATGCAGTTACAACGCCTTTTTTGTCGTCTAATTCTTTTAAATCGTTTGATAAAATTTTAAATTCCATAATACAAATATATTAATATTATTTTAATTTAGTCTAAATAGTTAAATTATTTTTCTTTTTTTAGAATCATATACGAAAAAGGTATTGAACCTATAACCTCATCTTTATCATTAAAGATTAAATAAATTCTTTCCTCTCTAATGGAAACCACCCTATCATAATCCGAATAATCACAAACAAAAACACCGTCAAAATACACTTCTAATTTTTTCATAATTTTCTTATTGGTTTTCCCCTCTCGTCTAACTTAACTGTAAATACAACTTTGCAACGGCAATTAATTGTATTACCTGCACTTCCTTTTGGGTCACCCGGATACTCTAAATTTTCACCTCCTACAAAAAATGGCGCGAACTCATCTACTTTTTGTCCATTCATATCTAAATGATCGTATATTTTTCTACGCGTCCTATTATCTTGAACTGAAACCCAATTCTTTTCTAATACTAAATTCGAACTTTGCGCGGCCATTACAGTTGCGGCATTAGTTGCCGTTGTGGTTTCTGTTCTTGCAATTCTTAACGCTTGAGCTTTATACCAGCCGAATTGACGCTGTAAATTTCGTGTTATATCGGCAATTGAAATGTTGTTTTCGTAACCGTCTGAAATAACTTTAACAATGCTTTCTATTAATGTGGAGTGTACTGAAACGATTCTTAAACCTGCATTTTGATTAAGCCACGCACTAATAATAGACTCAAAATCTATTTCGGCCTTAATGCTTTTTTTAATGCGTTTATAATGTGGTTTACCTAATTCAACATACAATTGATTGTACATTGCTTTAACTTGTTCAATCGTAACATTTGCATTAATCAAATATTCAAACGTTCCTTTAGATATATTATTAAATGGAATGTTATTGACAATCTTCAACACATTACGCCTTACTATTCGATAGGATTGTATTTCTTGTCTTTGTCTAAGCTTGTCCATTATCTTGCATATCGGTTACGCTCGGATCATTAATATTGATTATCCCATTTGGAATATATACTTCATTCATCATGTCATCGTCAATCTCTTCATAGTTAAATACTTCGCGTCTTTCGTTTAAAGTCAAAGGGACTGCATTTACCCATTTAGACATTTCAGACATATCTGTTTGCATTTCCGGCAATTCAGTTATATCAAATTCAAGTTCGGTATCTTCATACCCCTTAAATTTTTGAATAAATTCTTTGTTAAAAGACGCTGCAAACAAATCCAAATCAGGTTTAATATTGTCAGTAATAGCACGTTTACGAGCTTCGATTACCCCATCAACACCAAAACCCGTTCCGCTTTTTTCTTCATTCAATAAATCAATTGGCCAGTTCAATGAGTTGCAAAGCGTGCGTTTATCGTTGCTTAAGTAGTCAAACGGCTTTAGTTCGTCTGTTGTTAATGAAATTCGTGTAAATCCTAACTTACCAGACGCACCCGCAATATTAGAAAGTTTGTCGCTTGAATTATCCATATCGACTAAACGCTCTTTTAATGATTGTGCTTGTTCTGCTGTCAATGGAGTTGCCCCGTCACCTGCGTGAATAAACCCATAAACCCCACTATTAAGCATTGTTTTAACGTTGTTGTCAATTCCACTATTTGAACTGTGAATGTTCCTAATTGCGGCCATTAATTCACTATAACCGTACAAATGTGAGCCGCTTTGGTTGTAGAATGGATTTGCTCGTTTAATGTGAATTATGTTTCAGCTTCGAATCTTACTAATTGATTGCCTTGTTCAAGTATAAAATAGTCAATAGGATTTTCAACGCTTAAAGTAGAAGAATTTTGTTTTAAAACAATTTGTACCCAATGACTTGGAAGTATATATAATTGCATTGGTTGCCCTGCATTCATACCGTCTTTTGGTGCCATTTTATATAAATAAACATTACCGCAAACTTTCAAGTAAACTTTAAATAAAAATAAAATATCATTCCACGTTTGATTTGGATTAGGACGCTCTAACGGCATAGGCAATTCCGTATCTGTTTCATACGCTTTTTGCATTAATTTCTTGATCTCGCGTTTTTGTTGGAAATTAGTATTAATTGGATACCTTTTAATTTTCTTCAAAGAATCTTCATCGTCTATTTTCTTAATGCAATATGGTACAGATGTAGTTTTCGATGCCATTTGATTAACAATAGCGTTAACATCCGGATTCTCTCCATATCCTTTAACAATCAACGTTTCAAGTGTTGCGTTATATGATTGTGTTTGACCGCCAACCATTTTATAAATGCTTTCGTTAAAATAGTTTTTATTGGGATTAGTTAAAACATCCCACGCCATTAGTATTCTATTTTTTGCCATTATAATGAATTTTATTCAAAGATATATAATTAAAATGTAAAAAATGTTTCGTTCATTAAATTTCTTTCGATACCGTAACAAGTTAAATCGATATGCTCATCGTGTTTTGCATTTGGAAACATTCCAACCTGTTGTAAAAAAGCATCGTTCCACGCGCCTTTAATTAGTATTACGCGTCCACTTTCTATATACGGGGAACACGCTCGAGCATTTTCAATTTTACTTTGATTTACAAAATTGCTTTTAATTTCTGAAATATTAAGTTTTGTTTCGTTATAAATCATTTGTTTAATTGATTTACCAGATGCTTTTGGTTCTACTAACGTCATTGATACCGTTAATCCTGATGCTTCAATGTGATTAGGAATGAATTTTAACAACTCCGGCATTTCCATATATTTGTCCACGCTTGACGCGACAACATAATTATTGCCCCATTTTGCGCCTATTTGAAAACCACTTGGATCGTTTGCCGTGTTCTTAGTATATGCCCCATCAATAATCAATTCCCATTTTAACGCCTGTAATGGAATTTCGCTTTTATCTACTATTTGAAACCATTCTTTTCTCCATTCGCCACCTTCTTCTGGTGAAGGAGTTTGCATATATTGACCGGAAAAATTATATCTGTTTGCTTGCCTAATCTGTTCCAATTCCTCAAATGAATGTTTATCGGGCCATAAAGGATTGTTTTCGCTATCCAATGCAGGCAAACATAAATGCTCCCAAGTTTCACCACTGCCTCCGTTTAAAAGAAAACCGCTTAAATCATCCTCGTGTAGTCTTTGCATAATTACAATAATAGGTGTATCTCTGTCATTTACACGTGATCTAATTGTATTATTATAACGTTCGTTAACTGAATTTCTACGAGTTTCACTACTTGCATCATCCGGCTTTAACGGGTCATCAATAATAATTGCGCCGCTAAATATTTTACTTTCGGCTACACCCGCGCCAAAACCAGTTATCGCGCCACCTGATGCAGTTGCATATACGCCGCCACCATCTTTATTGAACCATTTCTTTTTCCCTTGTGCATCCTTCTTTAACTCCATTGGATAGAATTTTTGGAAACATTCACTTTCGATATATTCCTTTGTTTGGCTGGAGTTGTCGAGTGCTAAATCATCTGAATAGCTTAAATGAATGAATTTTGCGGCTGGATTTTTTGCTAGTGCCCACGCAATAAAACATTTTACGGCCAATTCCGTTTTACCATAACGAGGTGGGATATTTATAATTAATCGTTTAGTTTCTCCAAATACAACTTTTTCCAATGCTTTAGTTATTAAAACCAAATGAGGCGCAACTATAAAATTGCGCCTGTGATTTTCTTTATAAATGTACCGTGTAAAAAATAAAAGTGAGTTATCGCATTTTACCTTTAAGACTTTTTCTTCATTAGTAAGTGCGTTCGATGTTGTCATTTATTTTCTTTATTTCTTCATCTGTAAGTTTGCCAGCGTCAATGTTAATGTTTTCAATCGTTTCTTTTGGTTTTCCGAAAATATGCTCCGCTATAAACATTTGTCCACGCTCAAAAGAATAAAGAGTTTTTGCAAGCTCTTGCTTTGCCTCTTCGTCCGTTTCAACATCGTGAACCGTTTTAATCATAGACAAAAACACTTCGTTAGCCTTTTCAATATCGGCTTTTCTTTTTGCTCCTGCTCCTTTTCTTGCGCCTCCGTGAGATTTTTCTTCCATCTTGAAATTAAAATTGATTTTTCAAATTTACAAAATTAATTCAAACTAACATCAACTATCCCCATATTTTCGTCGTACTCACATATTTTTTCTCCTAATACGGTTAAAAATGGATAGGATGTGTTACAAATTTCTTTGGCTTCATCGAAATTATTTGCCATAATATTTTGTCCAATGAATTGTTTTAACAAGCCATCTGTGTTATCGATGGCTTGTAGGGTTGTGATGTAGGTTTTCATAAAGTTAATTCTTCTCCTATTAATGCAAAATATAGGTTTTGTAGTTGGTGTACGTAATTAATTCCTTTCAAACAATCATCATAACAAAAAACTATTTTTTTATCACTTGCTGTATATAAGTTTATTTTACCAAAATATTCATTTCCAAATCTACCTTGTTTTATCTCAAACCCAAACTTCACCAACCATTCCTCGGTCAGTGGTATTGGTTCGATTTCATCAAAAAAATATGGCAGGTCGTGAATCCAAATACAATTATTTGCAATCATTTCAACTTGTCCTTTTTTCACTAAATTCCCAATCATCAATTCTTTCGCTTCCATAATTAAATAATTTTCATTCCTAAACGTTACTCAGCTTCTTGTTTTGTGATTGTTGGGATTATTTGAGCCCAAATACCATCTTGCAAAATAGCATCACTGCCAATTGTAAAAATATTAAACTTTTTATTATAATTAAATTTATCGCTTTTTATTTCTCTTATAGTTTTAGCAGTTCCAAATTTACAATAAACTCCAATTCCATACCCCCTCCTAACCGATTCTTTTTCTAAAGCGTCTTTAATTTCTTGTGGAGTGGCTGGTATGTCACAATTTACATCTTTTAAATTTGTTATTTTTGATGAAACAAACCATTTTTCGTGAACTATTCCATATTTTAAAATATTATTTTCAAAATATCCCACCCATCCATTGTAATTACTTATCATCCATCCAGTGAAATCACTTTCAAACACCTCTGGAAACGCTTCTTTCAAAGTCATTTCCGCATTTTCTTTAATAAATTTTTTTGTTAGTTTCATAATATTTCAATTTTAATTATTAATCCATCCTCTTTAGCCAACTGTTCCAAACGTTGCAAGGATATGATTCTCGTTCCGTTTAACCAACGATCTAATGTTCTTTGCAGTAGATTATGTTTTGATATATAATCTTTCTTTGTAAGCCTTGATTTTTGGATTAGGAGTTTTAGGATGGTTTGGTTTGTTTTGGTCATAATGGTAGTTTTATTCCTAAAAAAGTTAATGCGTCTCTATATCCTAATTTATCCATCATTGAATAAAATCTTTTAGGCTCTCTTTTTTGCAGCCTTGTGAATCTGTTATTATCAGGGTCTTCAAATTGACATCCAAAAGCACAATAAGCACATCCGGTTCTTTTTTCTCCAGTCACTAATTCTCCATCTATTATTTGGTCATAATAAATAGGGCATATTTCAATATTAAATTTTTTAATTAAATCCCAAATATCTTTTTCAGTAAAAATAGATAGCGGTTTACATTGTTCTTTTCCTTTTGTAAAGACATTGCAATTACCATCTTTTAAATATTGCCTACGTCTTAAATTTGATTCCTCCGCCATAGTTCCAATAATTGGTTTTAGTCCGGTTTCTTTTTCAAATCTTTTTACAGGCTGTTTTTTTAAAATATCACAGCAATTATTGGTTATTTTAAAAGGAGCATTAATCATAAATTGCCATTTCTTAGAAATAACTCCAGCCATTCCTACTTTTATTCCATTTCTAAATCCTGTTAATCGATAAGTTTTAACGTCTTCTGACTTTGTATTTTGATACCTTGAAATAGCCATAGATTGCTCTTTAGAAATTAATGGATATCCATATTTAATCAATGTTTGCGCAAAAGTCATTTTTGGTTTTAACCAAGTAACTTCATCGCCAAAACTTTTTACAAAATCTAAAATTTCTTTATGCTCATTTGTAGTATCATTAAACACATATTTTATTTTTGGAAGACCACACATATCCAGCCATTTTTCAAATAAAAATTTCATAACAGTACTATCTTTCCCACCCGAAAAAGACATATATACTTTTCCGTCAAATTCATTATAATACCTGTCAACTACTTCATAAAAATGAAATATTTTCTGATCTAATGTCCATTTTTGTTTTTCTTCTAATGTTTCCATATTATTTATTTTCTTTTTTTAATCTTATTTCTTCTTCACATTCAATGCCCCAGTTTTGACTGGAACAAGGATATACGCTCTTGCATTTGTCACACCAAAACATAAATGCTTCTGGATATGCTGTCTTTAAATATATTCCTACTTGTTCGTTTATTTGTGCTATTTATTTAACTTGCTTATAAGTTAATATTATTGTTCCTCTCATAATTTATATTTTTCTTCAAAGATACAACTAATATTAATATAAAAGACCGTTTAGGACTTAATACATATTCATTCTAAACAACTCTTCCTGCAATTCCCTCCCCTTCTCATAATCACCAATTCTAAAAGCTTCCCGGATTTCTATTTTTAATTGTTCTGGGCGGTTGGCTATGGATTGATATTTGTCGCATTCTGTTTTACCTAATGTTTTGCATTGTAGGTAGCAATGCTTACAGTTGCTTATCATAATCAATAAATTTTAAATTTTATATATTCATCACCTTTTTTAACAATCGACTTAAACACGTGCAATTCATAAATAAAACGATCATCTACTTTGTATTTTTTTACCAAACAATCTATAAATGATTTACAACAATTATCTATATCGCTTGCTTTACTACTAAATCCAAACTCAATAGCTAATTTAATGTTCTTTTCGTCTTCAATTAAAATAGTTTTTGGCAAGATTAAAAGACAATTTCGTATAAACACATCATACTTTATTGTCCTGAATTTTCTACCCTTAAACGCTTCATTAACGCTTAAAGGTTTTATTTGTAAGGTGTAATTCATAATTAAAAATTATCTTCAATTAAATACGGCAAACTATCATTATTCACATCAAAATTAAACGGTTCAAATGAAACACCACGACTATATGGATTTGAAACATTAATAGTTTTGTCTTCGTTAACTTCCAATTCAATAACACTTTCTGCTTTTTTCAAAACATAAGTTCCTAAATGTCCTAATGGCTTCCCTGTTGATCCTGATTTATGAATTACAGTTGTGATATGAATATTATAATCATAAGTCCATCTCATAAGATAATCACTCGCTTCTTTGCTCATAATTATGTCATTAGTATTTTCAACTAAATCGGCTATCCCGTCGATTGACAATAATTTAACTGGACTTTTATACAGTTCATTTTGATTTTTCAAACAATAATCAATCAATTGCAATCTTTGTGGCGATGTCAAATGTCGTGTTGCATAGCATTTATAATTATCATAATGACTTTGTGTGATGTCCTGAACACGTCTAAATGTCCTTTGAGCATAATATTGTCCTTGTTCCGTGTCAAAGTCCAAAATAGTATAATCTTTATCTCTATGGCTTTTAATATTGTTAAACAATAAATTGGATTTACCACCGATATAGCATCCAATAAACGCACTTTTTATAAATGATTTCTTTGCTTTTGAAACGGCTATAATCGCGCTAAACTCTCCGGCTGTCATTATTGCAGTTGGATAATATTTATTTTTATATAAATGTTCTCCAATAGATAAAATTATTTCCGGCGGCTGTATTTCCTCTGATAAATCTACAAAGCACTCGTTTTGTAAATCAATAAAATTAACTAATTCATTGGTTATTTCTATATCTGTTTTTAGTTCTTCAAAGTCCATAGTCTAGTTTATTTTATAGTTTTCAATATCCGTAATAAATTCATTGCAAGTATTATACATAGCCTTTTCAACTTTTTCTAAAGTCCAAAACTTGCCTAACTTTTCAATAATTTGCTTTTGATTTTTATTTAAAATTTCATTGTCGTTTAAAACAGTTGCTTTGTCAGCTAAAAAGTCATTACTCATTCCAATACTTTTAATATAATTTTCAAAGTCATTTTGATTTAATGAAATTCTTAAAATTTCCAAATGATTTGATAAAGGTAAAGACAGAGTTTTATGTATATTTTGTTTAGCAAATGAAATATCTTTAAAATAATCTAATTCATATTTAATATGAATTGTAAGTAATTTTAAAAATAGAATGTTGTCTATAGCTTGTTGTTTTTTTACATTTTCAAGCTCTTGTTTAATAGTTTTCAAAGCTTCTATTTCATTGTCCCAAATCTTACCTTTTTGTTTTTTAAAACGCTTAAAAACGTTAAAGACTATTTTCATTGCATTGTCCAGTTCCCAACTCATAATAAACTTGGTTTTTTAATTACACTTTTCTTTTCTTGTTTATTAAGCCAGTTTATAAAATGGGTGCAATATTCTGTTTTATTTATTTTTATCTCAAATTGAACGTTTATCATATCGTTGTACTGTTTTAAATATCGTTTTACTTCAATTGGAATAAATCTTTGTTTTGATTGCATTGATGTATTTTCAATCCAAGATTCTGAAATAATCAACTCTGAATAAATTTTATCATTATTATTTTTAGTTTCTATTTCTCTTTCTATTTCTCTTTCTATTTCTCTTTGGTTGCCTATACCCTTGCTATTATTTTGCAAAAGGCTTTCAATAGGCTTCGCTATACCCTTGCCAGTACCCTTCAATATAGACTTACTTCCTTTACCTCCTTTTGCCCCACCACGTACCATATTTAAACGGCTTTCACAAGATTTAATAAACAAAATATTTTCCTTAAATTCAATTAAATTTAATCCTAAAAGTTTGGATAAAATACACTCTAATTCGTCAATTGAAACACAAAATTTTCTGCACCAAACATTTTTTTTAATTTCTGTCTTATTATCGTTCATCATTGCTAAATCGATAAATTCACGATAAAGACCCCTTTCAGATAAAGATAATTCAAAAACATGTTCTGAATTTCCCCAGTCTTTTGGATACCAAGTATAACCAAGTTTTGCCATAATATTAATATAAAAAATCCTATCAGTTTGGAAGTGGAGTTCCGCCCTGATAGGATAATTAATAATGTTTTTCAGTGTATTAATGCTCCACCAATAATACAAGTGTAAATATACAAAAAATATTAATCAAATAAACTTTCTTGTTTAATTGTTTTCTTAAATCTTTTTGTAGCTTCAATTAGATTAAGTTTAGCCTGCTTGAAATAACTGTCTTTCAATTCAATTCCTAAGCCTTTTCTACCCATAGAAACTGGGCTAAAAACTTCGCTTCCAACGCCCATAAACGGTGTTAAAACAACTTCGCCGGGATTACTGTATAATTCCACAATCCTATCAATAACATCTAATTGCAATGGGTGTACGTGTTTTTCGTCGTCTTCTTCTTTACTATCTCTAAAAGGTAAAACATTATCAATTCTAATATCATCCCAAACGCTAGACGCATATCTTTGCCAAACGTAATGATTAAGTTTGGTTATTTTTTCATCCTCATTTATATTATTTAAATGGTCCCATAATTCCACTTCATTTAAACTAGAATTATTTGCATTATTCCAAGCTCTTAAAATATTTGGTAAAATAGGAATTTCGCCCGCATAGTGATTCATTCCAAAAGGATGCGTTACCGGTACTTTATTTTCTCCTTTTTTAGTAAATACTAAAATATAGTCCGGCATAGCTGTAAAACATTTTGTAGAATCTTCAACGATAAACTTATGCATTAAAGATTGAACCATTGTACGCATACGAACTTTTAAAGGTTCTTTCCAAATAGTAATACGATTACGGTATTCAAATCCATATTTCGTATGTATTCTAATTATTTCGTTTGGAAAGTCCCAAAGACGACAAGTATTATCAAAAACATCCGTACAGTGAACCGCATTAATACGACCATCTTTTGTAATCCTTGACATTTCTTTTACCATAAAATCATACTGTTCCAAAAATTGTTCTTTGCTTTCACAATTTGAAAAATCTTTTTCTGAACTTGAATAGTTGTATAGTCCTGCAAATGGAGGGCTATACACAACTAAATCGATGCTTTTATCTTCTAATGTTGGCAACACTTCCATACAATCCCCGTTATAGATTGCGTAATTTTCTGTAATAATTTGATCTTTTACCATTTTGGTTTGATTATTTGTTTGTTAAATTCTTTTACTTTGTGCTCAAAAGAGCGGTTTACATTATCGGTTAAATTTTTATGCAATTGGATTGCTTTTTCTGTTTTTTGTTGTAAGGCTTCTAAAACCCTTGTTTGTCCGTCTGAAACAACTAAATCAATAGTAACATCATTTTGCTGTCCAAACCTCCAAAAACGCCTTATTGATTGATAATACTGTTCATAGGACCAAGTAGGGAAAAATACAGAATGATTACAATGCTGCCAGTTCAAACCAAACGAAGTCATTTTTGCTTTGGTTATAATTCTTTCAATTTCACCATTAGCAAAAGCTAAAAGAATTTCCTCTTTACGTTCTATGCTTTGAGATCCAATTATCTCAACCGCGTTTAAATCAGAATGTTTTAAAATACTACTTTCGTTATTAGTATTGCACCAATAAACAGATGTTTTACCTTGTGCTAATTCAATAGCTTTTTCGCATCTTTTTTCTTCGGTTTGTTTTTGCTCGTGTCTAACTTCTGTCATACTTTTTGCAATTGGCACGAACATTTGTATCTGGCCGTCAATATCTATTAAAGATTGGTTTTCCACAACGTGCTTATTTAAAATCAATTCAGGTAATTTATAACGTTCATTACTAAATCCTAAGTCGCTAGGCATTTTTGCCATAATTGACCACTGATTAACCCAAGCAAAGAAATCTTTTTCAGCATGTGGTTTTAAATAAAATTTTTCTCCAATGTTTCGGTTATTAGAATCGACTGAATTTTGATTATTTTTGAAAAACTTTCCTAACATATCCATATATCCCATATATCCCAAAGCTTCGGAACTAGTGCCTAATTCAATAAAATCATTTGGGCTAGGTGTTGCCGTACTTAAAAACCTATATGGTATTTTTTTAATAAACGAAGTAACTTGTCCTTTAATTTTACCGTCAAAGTTTTTTAAAATACTGCTTTCATCTAAAATTACCCCGATAAAATCATTCTCATTAAAATAGTGTAATCTTTCATAGTTACATATTACTATTTTTTTAGTAAACTTTCCATCTTTAGAATATTCAATATCGTCTATCCCTAATTTTTCAGCTTCTAAAATAAATTGAAATGCAACCGCCAAAGGAGTTAATATTAACACACGTTTATTAGTATGTTGAATAATGTTTTTAGCAATTGATAATTGGATTAATGTCTTACCTAGTCCAGTATCAGCAAAGACCGCCATTCTACCCTTTCGTACCGCCTTTTCAATAATAAACTTTTGAAAGTCAAAAGCTATTTCAGGAGTGTAGTTAGGCTCAAATCCGAAATTGCCTATCAAATGTTTTTTGTTTTCAATAAATTTTAAATAATCTTCCATAAATATTAAGCCCCATCATCTCGCACCGTGTAGAGCCTAGTACAAGAATCAAGGGCAATTAGTTGTTAGTTAAGCTACTCTACTAGCTTAGGGTTATTTATCAATATTTTCTAACCACTCCAAGTAGTCATCATCAATTGCAAGCGGACTATACTTTCCAGTAAAACACCATACTAGGAATAATACGGGTAGCCATAATACTATTGTTAGCAGTACGGGAATTAGTGTTAATCGTTTTAATATTTTTATCTCTGCCCATCCTCCCACATTTCACGATCGAAGAGAAGGCGCATGTAGTAAAACATATCAAGTTCTTTACCTTGCAGATTCATCCACCACGAATCAAGATGTACAGGACAATTAAGATAGTCTAATATAAAATTAAGATGACGCACACTCATTCTAAATGCACACTTATTGTCGCACCACGCTTCTATCAATTCATCAAACGGGTTTTTGTTTTTCATGGGTGGTTACTTTTGTCTTTTAACTAAATCATTTAATTGAACACATAAATTTTCTGTTTCTTCTTCTGCCTTGGTAAATTTTCCATTAGAATATAAACTACGAACCCAAACAATATTTTGAATATGGTTGATTAAGTCTTCCGTTCCGTCTTCAATTATTAAATGGTTATTAAATCCCGTTTCGTCTTTATAGGTTATTGTTATTTCCATCTCAATTCACCTCCATCAGTTGCAGGGTTACACATGGTAGATTCATGGTTTTAGTAATCGTATTATCTTTAAATGATGGATGCTTCAATATCGCATCTAACAGAATAATTCTCTTACACCACCAAGTAGTGTGAACGTTGCTCCTAGTACTTTCTAAGTTAGCTTTTATCCAACATCTGATATGCCAATTAAAGTTTAGTATTGTAGGAGAGCCTACACCGTATCGAATATAAAGTTCTGTCATTTCACTTATATCGTTTCGCTTAACGACACTTATAATGACATCTTTCGATGGATCGGGTTTTAAATGGTTTGTCATAATGTTTGCAAATGAATATAATTAATTCGGAATAACCTAAGCCGAAAATTTATGTGGTTGATTTTGTAGGGGAAAAGATTTTATAAATATTTAGTTGTGTCTATTCCTAATATTTATATACCTTTGCAAAACATGATAACAAAAGACATAATAGGATTCGAGGGTTTATATAAGATAACTTCGACAGGAAGAATTTATAGAGTTGCTCATAAAAGAAAGGTTGGTAAGGTCATTAAACACTTTAAGAGAAGGTATCTTCCTCTTGCTGGAAAATGTGGCTATCCAACAGCTATGCTATATTATGACTACTTGAATAGTAAAACTTTTTTGATGCATAGACTTATGGCTATTCATTTCATACCAAACGACAAGCCCGAAACAAGAAAAGAGGTAAACCATAAAAAA